AGTTATATGTTCACAACTAGTGTTAATAACTACATCTGCATCACTGCGAATAGCGCACATATCTGCTGTAACTGCTCGAAATTTGCCTACTATTTCTTCGATCTTGTTCATGTTAACAGCAATAGGCTCGCAGGCAGGATCAATATCAATGCTACGGATGTTGATAATTGGAACATCACTTTGAAATAGCATACTGGCTAGTACACCAACCCATCCACCGTGAATGTCAATACTAACAAACTTTTTTACATGTGCTCTAAGATTAACTATCAACCATTCTTTACTTTTAAGTTGACCTGACCAAAAGGCATCCATGGTCCGCATAGGATCTGGACTTTGTCTAATGGCCTGCATCCAGTGGTGCAGATGTTCTGTATCTATTTGCATATTAAATTCTTTAATTGTTTAAAAAAACTGTAAGGTTTAGTATTACTAACTACATTATGCTTAATACCAATTGCATTTAGTAAATCTCTTGCAAATGCTGTATGTCCTTCTTGTCCTAGATGATCACCATCTAACGCTCTAGGATAAAGTTCTTCGTATACACCCATATATAACGGGAGTACCTTATAGTCGCCCATTACATGTTTAAAGTATTTTTCAACTATTAAATTATGTGTAGTAACAATCTATTTGCATGATCTATTAACAACTTAGATGTAATGTAAGAATCGTACGTAGAGTATATGTCTTTAAAATATGATTCCGAAGAAACATCAGTGTCGATAAGATTATGATGTAAATCATGTACTTTCCACGGAGAACTAATAATTGAATGTCTGTTAGGAAACGTCCATGAAATTATAACAATATCATCCGGTTTAAATTTAAATTTGCTAAGTGTGTACCATATTCGTTTATTAGATGACCCCGGTGCTGATTTATTAATTAATTTTCGACCCATTACGTCTGCAACTAATTGTGGCCAACTTAGTTTACTAGGTTTAATAGCGTTTGGCCAGCAATCCTTCAACCCTACTCCGTAGGCTAAAGAACATCCAAATACTATTAGTCTATTCATTTTCTTTTTGGTATTTTACTATCTGCACTGCTAACACAACTAGGAGTAATACATTTTTTAGGAGTATCAAACAAATCAAACCCTGTTAATATATTGCCCAATGATTGATCATGACAACTATAACTTCGTTTAACTTCTGTACCTCTTATTATAACACTTTGATATCCTGCATTGCAAGTCCAATCTGTAAATTTATTAAATCCAAACGCATTAAAGCGTTCTGCTTGATCAAATAAGTATTCCTTTTTATCATCGTATAACGCAATTTGATAAATGTCTTCGCCGTTGGATCTTTGTGGAAATCCTGTTTGCATCTTGTGAATCATATCTTCAGTGTAGCCATCTACAATACCACTAGCAGTAGGGTCGCTTTGCGGTTTTAGTGTTACGTTAATACCACGTTTATGAAAACGTTCCATTCTCTCGTATAGTTCATAAAACTTTTCAGGAACCATAACTTGATTAACTGTTACATGAACAAGTTCATACATTAACTGTAAACACTTGTCTCCAAACTCTTGCTCCTTGGCAAACTCATCATGGAAAGATGCTGTAATACTTCTACGTTGTAACAGTGATGTATTAGTACACCAGGTGTTCCACCATTTCGATCCAGGACTTAGATTAGTAGTCATATGAATACTCTGATAACTACTTTCTGTTTCGTCTAGATGTTTTACTAGATCTAGTAACTGTTTATAAGCGGTAGGTTCGCCTCCGCTGAACGACCAATGGAACTGATTAAATCCGTTGGCTCGTGCTTGACTCTTGATATTGTCTATTGTAGTTTTATATACTTCAAGCGGTTGGTGATCAATTTTATCACTACGAGCATAAGGCCAACAGTAACTACAGTTGTAATTACAAAAACGTCCCAGTATCCAACTAGTGTTGAATAAGGGACGATCCAGCATAGTTCGCTGTCCGAACTTAACTATTTTTTGAAACGGGATATCTTGAAAAGAATTCATGCAACCACTTAAAATCATTTATTTTACTTAAGGCTTCTATATCACCTGCTTTCATCATTCCATACATTTTGCCATCTTCCGCGCCAAGGAATGCCCAGTCATTAAACTGTCGTTTGTCAGCATAGGTACACCAAGTCATTAATCGTACTTCTGTTTCTTCATCTACTTGACCGTCAATTACTTTAGAGGCAAGTTTTACACATTCTCTAAATGCTGATTTCCAGGTGTTAAATGGATCAGTATTAAATGCAGTAATATTAGATACTTGTTCCATGGCTTTGAACTTTGTACTAATACTAGTAGTCATGTCTGGTTTAGTAATGTCCATATCTAATGTTAGTTTACGTGGCAATAATTTGACGCCACCATAGCCGTATTCTAAATCGTTAATAGGATTACGACTGCGCCATACATGCACAACATCTAAATCGTATTCACTGACTTCATGATCAAAGTTAAAATCGTCTAATATTTCTGCATCGCCATCTACTACCCAAAACATCTTGGTAAATGCTTTTTTTGCCGCGGCAATGTGTGCTTGATGAATACCTGTAACATCCTTAACACGTTTAGCCAAAGGAAAACGCTTTTTAAGACGTTCCCAATTTGCTTCGGCATTTGGTTCGCCGTAACTAATAAAAACAATATCGTACATTAGTGCCACTCCACTTCTGGGAACATTGTAATTGTTTTAATCTCTGTATTGTGTGGAACTTCTGCAATATGAAATACTGCATCAGCAACTATGTTTGGATCTAGTGCATCTTCTGCACGACCACATGGATACGGATTTTGTTCATTCCACAATGTGGTATTGATGCCGCCGGGATGAATGCTAGAAACTTTGATTTTTCTACTGCGTAGTTCTTGTCCAATAATGCCAGCAAAACTTTTCAATGCGGCTTTACTAGCACAATACAAACTTTGATTTTGTATTTCTCTAATGCCAGCGACACTATTAATAAAAATAACTCTACTACCCGCGGTCATGGATTTTAATGCTTCCATGGTCACATACATTGTACCTTTAACATTAGTATCTATTATTGTGCAGATATCAATGTACTCCAGTGTGTCAAACGACCCGGCATGGAATGCCGCGCTGTTATTAACTAACAAATCAATATTAGTTTTAGTTTTACGTATGGTATCGAACGTAGAAAAAACTTGACTCATATTCGCAATGTCTGCTGTGTAATGCGTATAATTTTCTAATTTGTCAGGGGCCGTTCTACCCAACCCAATAACATGCCATCCTGCATTGATAAACTTCTTAGCAATGGATAGGCCTAGTCCTCTACTTGTTCCTGTAATAACTACTGTTTTCATTGTAAACTCTTTAATCTCTGTGTTGCTTGTTGAATCTCGCTATAAGTAACATCGTTGATAATTTCACAACGTCCTATACTAGTAGGTATAGGCAAATACTGATTATCATTTCTATGATTCATTACGTCTTTTAAACCACTCCATAATAAATCAACGTTATAAAAATCTTCGTGTTCTGTAGCAAGTCCACAATTTTTAATTACTGTAAAAATACGTTCTAACTCTTCGTTGGACAGATATCCTCTAAGATTGCTTATGCAACTGCTCAACAAACAATCCAAAATAACTGCTTCACCGTGTAATAAGTTGGGCACATTCTTCATTTCAACTACTGGACTAAAACTATGTCCAAAGTCTACTGGTCGTTTTAAATTTCGTTCCCACAGATTATCATTTAACTCTTGCGTCATACCAGTGATTGCACGATCAATAATTTGATCTGCTAAAGCAAGATTTTGAAATTTCTGTGTTAACAACTGATGAGGAGCCAGTTCCATCATTTCAAAAAGACGATAATCTAATACAATTGCCAACTTTAATATTTCTGCCATACCGTTGGAAATTTCCCTACGGTCCTGTGTTTTTATAAAACTCGTATCAATAAGAGTTTGCACAGGAGGGTAAAAACTACCAATACGATTTCTACGACCAAAATGATTAATGCTAGTCTTAGCACCTACACTGGCGTCGACTATGGCTAACAATGTTGTAGGGATTCTAACATACGGAATACCTCTGCGATAAATGCTACAACAAAAACCAACTAAATCTAATAGTACACCACCGCCTATTGCAATAATAGGTTCACTTCTACGTAAGACATTTTTCTCTTCAAAAAATGCCAATACACGTTCTGCATTTGCCCAATGTTTTTCGGCTTCTGTAGATTCAATAATGAATAATTCTACACCTTTGGGAATTCTTTCCTTATATAGATTATACACTATTTGATCAACGATTGCAATACGACGCTGACCTGGAATTACCCAAAAGTCTAGGGCATCAGGAACTTTGTTGATTTCAAATTCTATAGGAAGAGAAGTTTTTACACGCCATGTCATAGTAATCTATTTACTAGACTGCAAGCATGGGCGTAAAAAAACTTGGCTGCTTCTATGTTATCTGCATGGCATTTAAAAGGCAACATACGGAAAAATTGAGTTGCTTCAAATAGTTTTACCAATTTATAGTGAGCAGGATATCTGTATTTTAATTCGTCATTGAATAACTCATTAAAATATATGAGATTTTCAGGGACTGGATCTATAGAAAAATCTGTAATATTGCCGTTAACTTTAAGAACTCCGTCATTGAGCAAACCATACAAACTATTGCTACATTGAAGTACTTGGCTGTAATCCATAAACTGACTGTCGACTATGCCTTCTTCGTACAAATCTATGAACACGATTTTATCAGTATCTGGATTGTATAGAATATTTTCCAATGTAGGATTACCGTGTACATAGCATTCGGAGGAAATTACTTCATCAAACAATTTAGAAAATTGTTCAATTTTATTTTTAATTCCGCTAAAAGTTTCGCCTTGATGTACATATACATCTAAATTATAAAACTGCTCAAACTCTAGAAACTGTCTAGCATCATTGAGTTTTTGCAGAACTTCTTCCTGGAAGTAAAGTTTAAGACTACTAACGTTTGGTGCGTACTTGTGGCTGTGTAATCTATCAAAAGTAAACCACAAAGATTTATGCATCCTTTCTGTCTGATATCGCGTTAGTGCATTTTCTTTAAATAATGTTTTAATATCTTTTGCATCAATATATTCAATATCGAAGTATGCTCCGTCTTCTGTAATACCGGCATCATACACTTGGGGAACACACCCTGGAACTAGTGCATTGAATCTTTGTAATTTTTTTAACTGACTGTACCAGCGTACATATCCATATTCTCTATCAGCACTAGTGGAGATAAGTTTTCTTACAAATTTCTTATCTCCATCTATGTGTAATGAAGTCGAATTAAGACTGCCGCCTTTAAGCGTGATTACCTGTTGCATCAATTGCATCTCTTAATTTTTTAACACCTGCATATACACCATCAGGATGACTATGACATGCACTACCTACGTTGGCTAGATAATCAACACCAAACTTTTCTGTTACTTTAGGAATCAGCGTAGCATTCATTCCGCAACTTAGTGCAGGCACAACATTATGACTTGTCAACATGTCCATAAGTCTTTTAAGTTCAACGGGATCGTCACTTAGATAGGAGCCCCACATGCCTGCATGAATTGTATCAACACCACTCCATGCGGCCAACTTGCATAGGGCATACCAACTAAATCTATAAGCATTACCCTCGTGAGTAAATGCTTTGTCACCACTCTTTTGATAGTGAATAGCAACAGGCAAGTTCTGTTTACGGACTGCACGATACGTGCCTAATCCACTCCACACATTAACGTGAACTCCATTGATACCTGCGGCACTGACTGTGTGTGCTTTTTCAAGCACAGTGTTGGCGTCACCGTTAATGGCAGTAAGATATATAATTTTCTTATCGCCAATTACACTACGAACAATTTCAAGACGGTCTTCTAAACTACAGAATAGTGGGCTTCCAAGGATTTCATCTTCCTTGATAATATCAGCGCCACCATCGACCATCTCTTTAACAATACTTGCATAATCAGTTGGATTTAAACCAATTTTAGGTTTAAGAATACATCCTAGTAACGGCTTGTTATATTGTCCTGTAAATTCTCTAATACCGGATAATCCAAACTTAGGTGCAAGTTTAGGAATCAATCCGCAGTCGTCAATATCTAATACATGACATTTTGTAATAGTATCTATGTCACATTGTCCACCTAGGAGTACACAAAGCAAGTGACTGAATCCGTCTTTGTCCCAGTTAATATTTTCTGAAGGAAAAGCAATTACAACTGTTCCTGCTTTTTTTGTTTCTAAATCTTGTCTTGTTCCAATAATTTTAGCACTATATTTTTCTACTAGGTCCTCAGTTTCCCATTTTGGTATGCGAACTGTTGGATTGCCGATAGTCTGACCAATGGCTACTCCCTCGCAAGCGTCTGCAAGATTGGTACTACTTTCAATATAAAATGTAGCAGTATAGTGCCCCGAAGGCACTTCGTTATAATAGAGTTTCATCTTTTAATTATACTATCCTAAAACTTACTTGTCAATGATATCGAATTCATATTTGTCCGAAGGATCACTGCGATCTCTTACAATGACCACAGTGACATCAGTAATAAATTCGGCTTGGCTTACCTCATATGGGTGTAATACAAAAATGTCTCCAGGGCCAAACTCTTCACCGTTGATGGTCATTCTACCCTCTAGAACAACATTAATCTCAATGGCTTTCTTGTGAAAATGGTCTTGGTGAAATTCACCCGCTTTGTGTTTTGCAACACCTACTTCAAAGTCTGCTTTTAGCAAACTTGGTTCGAAGTTTCCTACGAACCATCCTTTAACAAAATCTTTAATGTGTGCGTGTTTCATATTAATCAAAAAATGCAGTGTTGCCGGTAAAATGCATAAAGTCGTCTGGTGTACCTACTGGCCAAAACTCAGCATTATCAATGGCATATTTTTTAACTTTTAAGCCACGTTGTATAGAATAATTATAAACAGGTGCAACATAGTACTCGCCATTTTCTTTATGATCTTCTGCTATCATTTGTTCGGCGTCTTGAAAAAAGTCACGAGTATGTGCCCAATGATAAAATCCTATTGTTGCATCATTACTAATTACCCGTTTTTCCCGTACTTCTACTACGAATCCGGCTTGCTCCTTAACGTAACTACATTTTGGACTTGTTTCTTTGTAGGTAACAATAAAATTTACATCAGGTTCTCGTTGCATTTGATCTGTTAAATTAAACGGATTCCATGACAAATATTGATCACAATTAGCACTTAGCATGGGAGCGTTTAAATCTTTGATATAGTTTTTTGCCAACAATAAACTTTCGGCAGCACCTCGAGTTCTTCCTTTTGAAACTATAATTTCATCTCCGAGACCAAGAAGCAATTTTTCTAAATGTTTGTTTTCTAATAATTGATCTTCTCTAACAACAAAATGTATTTTTCCCGGTATCTTGATAGT